GTTTTTTATCTGCACCTGAATTTAACAACCTTAACAATGTGCTGGAAGCAAATGCACCAGTACCGATATTGTAGGCAAGGCTTATCAGTGCAGCTTTCATATTTGCAGTAACAGGAACCTTAATTAATCCCTTTATTTTCTTTTCACGTTCTGCAATATCTTGTTTTAACCATCTTTCAGCAGTAGCAAGATCAATTTTATCACCTTGCTTTATTGCCTGTCCTGTATCCTTATTGATCGTGGAACCAAAACCAATTGTCCAAATTCCCCCTGTATCAGGATAACTTGTTAGTTCAAAACCTTCAAACTTTTTGATTAGATTAAATGCACTCACTTTTTTCCCGAATAATAGGATTAATAGAACTGCAATACCAATATAAATTTTTCTCTTATTGGACATCACTATCCTTTGCCAATAAACCAGTAATGGCAGCAGCAATACCAGCAATAATTGTTATCCAGTTCCTTTCAGCAATACCATCAATAATTAAAGATCCACCAGCAATGGATCCGAAAAATGATGTTTTGATATTTTTAAGTATTCTATGCATTATTTCTTTTTTAATTGTTTTAAGCCTACCAAAATTGAAATAGTACAGGATATTGTACTGGCACCCAAAAAAACAATATTTGCCAATTCAGATATATTCTGAATCCCCAACAGAGAAAAAAGAATAGTGCTGAATGTGGCAATATGTGTTGGATCAGTTTGCGACTGCATTGTCCTGTTCATCTTTAAATTTTTGGGCAATTACATTGAATGCCTGTATAGCAGTAAAACTTTCATCTATTTTGGAAAAAACCCCTTTTTGAGTTGCTAAGTCCAAAACTGCCTTAATGATTTCCAATGCTTGTTTTTCGTTCATTTTGTCAATTTTAAATGTTAATAATTATACCAAAGTTAGGTTTAATTCAGTTGCAATCCATTGATAAGCTGCCAAATTAATATCGGTTGATTCACCCCAAATGATATAATTTTCACCTGAAATAGTGCTATTGCCTTCGGAAAGTTTTGCACCAGCAGTATCAGGTTCAGTACCATTTGCCAAAATTGACCAGTAAAAAGTAGCACTATCAAGCAAATTGTCATTGATAATATATGCACTTAACCAAGATCCTGTTTGCTGGGAACCATTAACCCAAATTTGAATAGGTTGAATTTGTTTCATTTTTTATATTTTAATTATTTAATAAAGCAATTTTATAAGTAGTTCCATCACAATTTATAATTAAGTGCTGACCTGATGATCCACCAGCAGTACCTGATGTTTGTCCATCAATTCGCAATGATCCGTTTAGGTAAAGTTTATTTCCAGTGCTTGAACTACTTCCGATAGAAACATTTCCACTTGTAGCTTGTAATAATACACCTCTACTATCCATTATTATTTGACCACCACCATCACCATTTACAACTAATTGACCGCCATTTGTTGATCCGCTTTGTACATAACCATATCTTGTATTTCCAGTATTTGCATAAAAACCAATACCACCAAAATTATCAGATGCTCTACCTCTTACAATATGAGCAAACAAACCAGTTGACTCAATTCTTCCACTAAAATATCCATTACCATTAACTTGTAATTTTTCACCAGTATCAACAGTTGTTCCAATTAATAAATTTCCTGTACTTTTTATTGAAGCAATGTTTGACGCACCTGCCCAAAATTGTACAATATCGTCAGTTCCATCTTGACGTGCCAATAATGAACTGGAACTTGCTAATCCTGTACTGGCATTTTGATAACACAAAAACCTCCAATTACCTCCTGAAGTTGTACCAAGTTGTAAATTTCCACTTGAATTTATTGTTGCTCTTTGTGTATTACCAGTAAAAAACGCTATTGGTGCAGATTCAACAAGTCCAATATTTAATGATCCAACACCACCTTGTGAACTATTACCACCACCATTAAGCCTAAAAAAAGCATTTGTAAAATTAGCTGAATTACCAAGCAATAATTGAGAACCATCTGATGCACCAGTGAAAGCGTTATTTATTCTTATAGTTTCAAATGCACCACCAGAACTTATTATATCAATTCTATAAATTCCAGATGTTGATCCAATTGTCAAATTACCACTCAAATATTGATTTCCAGTTATTTGTAAACGATTTCCATTGTCAGTTGTAGATCCTAAAATCATATGTGCAGCAAAGTAATTTTTATCACTTGCTCCAGCTTGATAAATTCCCCAACGATTAGTAAATGTGAATCCAGCACCATAGTCATCCAATGCGTTTATCAAATGACTATATGCGTTTGTAATTGTTAATGTTCCAGTTGCAGCACTTGGTCTATAAAAACCTAAGTTTTGCTGAATTGCTGCGTGTGTAATAGTACCTGAATTAGTACCTTGATATTGAACTTGTGCTATATTACCAGCCATTGCACGAATACCAGCAGCCTGTGTCATTGTAATAGTAGATCCAGCAGAACTAAAATCTATTGAATTTACCCCCAAAGATGCACTTGCCACATTTGCCTGTGCAAAAGTTGCTGAACCAGCAAAAGTTTGCAGATTAACACCAGCTAATGCACCATAAATAGCACCAATATTGTTTGAACTAAAACCAGCACCAATTGATAAATTATTTTGTGAATATGATGCTAAACTTGAATCGTTATTTGCAGCAGTTAATGTAGTTATAAATGATGTTCTGGGATTAAATGTTAAATTAAATCCACCACTTGAAACAGTTCTATTGCCTGTCAAAGTTCCATCACTATTGTAAATATTAGTACCAGTACCAGTTGCATCTGAAATTAGATCCCAAGCAGAACCAGTATCACGATAAATTGCAGCAGTATCGGTTGAAATAAAAATCCTTCCAGCAATACCAAAATTAGGTCTTGCTGCAAAAATATCAGAATAGAACATCGGAGTTCCTTTCTGATTGAGAATGGAAAGATCCAATGTTATCATTATATATATAATTTACGGATTACGATTAATTGATTTCCTGTATTAATAGGAGTGGCAAAAGTTAATTGATATTGTGTTGTATCAATTTCACCCCTGTTGCCTGAAATTCTCAAAGATTGATTAGGCAGCAATGGAACTTCCCCAATAACTAAATTAGTGGTTCCAGCATTGATAAATGTAATATCGTTGCAGTCAGAACCAATATTTGCAGTAGTATAAAACACTTTTGTTTCAACATAGTACCTCTGATAGGCTTCCCCAGTTGATTTGGAAAACTTATTTTCCTGTTCATACCTTGCCCTGTCATTTGCTCTCTTTGTATATGCCAATTTCAACTGATCAGCTGAAATTTCATCCTGAATATTTATTTGCAAGTGTTTCGGCTTGTTCATTTTTTATATTTTTAGCACATATCAGGAAATTGACCAACTTTCATTGATCGTTTAGCAGCTTTTTTTTGTTTTGCAGCAGTAACCGCTTTTTTTACTACTGGAGCAACTTTTTTAACAACCTTGCTTACTTTTTGCAGTAAAGATGGTTGAGAAAATTGTTCAGCAGTAATTTTTTCAGGTGCGGGAACTTCAATTTTATATGAAGTCTTTTTTTTCATTGATAGCAACAAAATTGCACCACCAGCCAACAGGATATAAATTAACCCTTTGTTTTTCATTTTCTACTTTTTATGTATGTTGCTACCAAATAAGCACCAATTCCATAGATCAGGATCCATTTGCCATATTTTTCAATATAGAATGGAACTGATCCTTTTTGTTCTTTTTCTATCTTTTCAATCTCTTGCTTTTTTTCCTCTATTGCCTGTTTAACATCCCCTGAAAATTTGAAACTATCAGGAGTGTGCAGAACAAAATAAGGCTTATTGTTAAAATCAATAAACTGCCAATAAACCTTACCACCTCTTTGAATATATGAATAAACTTGTCCAACTGGGGATCCAGCAACAATAGTTCCAATTTTAACCAATGATGAATTTAAACGATCTAAATTCTTTTTGGCAAAAAGTGTTTTCCCTATAATCTTATCAGCAGTAATTTCAGGCATATTATTTCCTTAACATTTTAAGCAGAAAATTGAATTGCATTTTGTCGGTTTCTGCCATTTCGCAAAGTAATTCAAGATCACTTGCTAATTGATCATCAACCAATTTCAGCCTTTCAACGGCATCATAAATGCGTTCTTCGTTGTCAATTTCGGTTTCATTTGCCATTGTTTCCGTTTTTTCTATTCCAGCAACGTGCGTAACTTTTTGTGTTGGTGCAAATAAACTGGAAAGTTGTGAAAGAATCATTGTCTGAACTTGTGGGGATTTCATTAATCCAGCAAGGAAATTTTCCTCCTCGGGTTCTTCATCTTCTTCATCTTCTTCAATTTCCTGTTGCATTTTCAAAGCAGCTATTTCAGATCTCAAAGCATTAATTTCATTCATCAAATTAGGATTTACCATCCCCATTTGATTCATTGGTTGATATGAAACAGGATTAAATGAAGTAGGTCTAAAATGGGTTACAACCATTCCAGTATCTTTTTTCTCAAAATAACCTGATTTCGGCATTTTAGGATGAATTCTCAAAGTTAAAGTTGCCTCAACACCTTGTTGCTCTGCCATTCTCAAATTATTCTCTAAATGCTCCCTTGCTTCATTTTCATCATTGCCCCCATAATAAAAAAGTATATCTCCTTTAGAATCATTAACTGACCAAAAAGTTGTTTTAGCATTGGTATCATACCATTGCATTACCGCATCAGTTCCAGTCAAAAAAGCCTTATTAGGATTCGCCATACAATTATATTAAAGGTGAAGGAAAAGTGGATTGATTAGGCATAATATACACCAAAACAAACACTAAAATTAGATCCACTGATGGAACTATATGCAGTAGGAGTTTGAATGTATGACTTTGCCCAAATAATTTGCTGACCAGCAAAAGGAGTAATATCAAAGCTGAAAGCAGCAGTTGCACTATTTGAAACAACCCTATTGAGTTCCAGCACAGGGATCCTGTTTACTGATTCTTTATCATTGTAATAAAGTACCAAATAAGTTGTTTTCAAGTTTGCAAGTGAAAGCAAAGCATTTCCACTTAATACACTATTTGAAATTGTGTCAGTGGTATAGCAAACAAGATTAAGCAAGGAAACAAAACGCAACTGGGGTTGATCAGGGAAGTAGAAACGAGTTCCAGTAGATGACTGCGGAACGACAACCTCAATAAATTCGTAATTCTGAACTTTGTTCATTTTTGTTTTATTTTAGA